CGAGTTCTAGCGCGAGCCTCTTGAGTTAGCCGCTTTGCAGCTGTTGAAGGGATCTCGGTGTAAGTGAACTGCGGCGAAGTGAGATACGTGGCTCCGAATGGCTCCCGTTGCGCACTCGCCTCGATGCTCAACGTTACACGTGGTACAGTAACAACGGTACTTCTGCGGTTCTGGCCCATCTAGCCCTACTTGCCTCTTCGTAAAGAACCCAACCACGTGCGGCGCCCAAGCAGGTGACCACATTGAATCGACAGGCTCACGGAACAAGGCCTCAGTCTCTTTGCGAAGGTCGATCATTCTTGAGCCTCAAGTGGTGCGTCAGGTGCACCTCCAGGATGGCACACACCCGCCGAAGCTCTCGCTTGATGCGTACACAATCTTCGATAGCTTCTCTTAGCCTGTTGTCGGTCGCCTTCCACAACAGATAGAGCCAAAAGTTGCCCGCTGTAACTACAGCGATTGCAACGCAGCACCAGATTAGCATGCGGCGCCCCAATCGCGATCACTTCGCGGTTTGCGCCACCGCAGCCATCGGACCTTGATGTAGGTGCCGGCAATGCCCCAAGTCGTAGAAATTGATTCCTCGACCTGCCATCGTCTGCTGAGTTCCAGGTACCGGACCGCAATACGTAGCCAAGGTTGAATCTTAGCCCCTTCGGGTATGAACAGAGCAAACGCGCCTCGTACCTTGATGACTTCCCGTCTGCTTCGCACGAGCCACGCTGCGGCGGGAGCCCCTTCGCGCCGGACAACGTCGTCATTCGCTCCCGCCGGGGATACTAACGGCATCGTCCTGACCTTTCGTGGCTGCCTTGAGCGCGTGACCAAGCATATCAATTTGTTGTTGCTGTCGCAAGCATTTTTCGCGTAGTGCTCCAATAGTTTCTGCGTAGTACTGCACAAGAGCCCCGATAGCATTGTGCGATACAACAGGATCGGACGGAATCACAATCGGCACTTCTTTAACTGGATTCATTGCTTTGCCCTTCACGCAAAGTTACGACGGCGTCTCCTAGTACGTGTAAAATCAACGATACAGCTCTCGACATCGTCAGGCTTTGCTTCCCCAACGAAAGCATCCCATTGATGCAAGTTTGCGCTAGAACACGGCAACCTTGCACGAATCTCGCATCGTGCTCGTCGAGTGGCTGGAACGCTGCCGGCATTGCAACGAACGCATGCCCGTTGTGCAGCTCGACGACGGGGTTAGAAATCGGACCACGCTCGGTAGGGTACGCACCAGCTTCGAAGTACTTCACCGGCTTCCCAATAACGCCAGATGAATGCATCACATAGATTCCCCGCTCGATCGCATCTTTCAAATCTTGCTCAGTCATCTTCGCTCACTGTTTCCGCTCCAATTATAGGTGGTGGACCTTCTTGGTCTTCACTGCCCCAATCCTGATCTAACTCACGCGCAATAATCTCAGGATCGTGCTCTGGCTGCACATCCTTGTCCCGCTCAGCACTCTCTAGCCCTCGCACGTACCCAGACCGGTAGCACTCCTCGGCTTGGGTTATCGCAAAGTCCCGCCATGCTTCATGTGTTGCGTCGGGACAATTCTGTGCGAATAGCTCCACTGCGACCTTGACCCGTAGCGGAGGTTTGGGACCTTCGTAGAAGATACCAATCGCCTTCTCGGCAAAATTACGAACTAGACGTTTGGCTGGAACCACGACACGCATCCTCAAGAGTTAGTTGATGTCTGTTTGGCTTTGGACCGGGATAGTTGTACAGTCTCGGATACTCTAGACCTCCCGCAATGTCACGAGCTGCGTATAGTAGCCGCTGTACCGCTACCCGCTCGTACTTGCCAAGAGTCGTGTCGTAGTGCAATAACTCTTCGGCAGCGCGGAGGTTTGTCCTGACGAGTCGAAGCCACTTGTCTTGCCGACGTACCTTTACCTGCAACAGCCCGAGCGTACTTGTAGGAGTCGGAGAAACGTACTTACCCCACAAGTCTAAAGCCTTAATCAACTCATGCCCGGCTTCCGATGGAGCTTGCGCGGCTTCGTACTCGACTGCGATTCTAACAAGACTTTTCTCTAGCAACGTAGCCTTCGTAATCATCCCACCGGTCAACGTGTAGACCATCCCAGCCGTGAAGCCAGTACGTTTAACCAGTCCGTTTGTACGCAAGACATGCAAGGTATCGGTGACAACTCGTTTCTCGAATCCGCACTCGGCTTGTAGTTGCCTACAATTCTTAGGGGCATCCTTTATAGCGTCGCAGATCTTACGACAGCTTGCATATGATACTAACACGACACGTTCCCTCCTGCTACCTTCAGCCACACATCGGGCGCAAGTGACCGCTTGACGGCGTCCGAATGTGCGATCACAACCACACATCGGTTCTTGGCTAGTTCGCTAAGGGCTACACTTGCACGTTCGACGCCTTCGATATCCAGCGTATCGAACACTTCGTCAAAGAACAACGTGGCCCCCTTCAGCCCGAACGCAGCTGAGGACACTTCCGCGAGCGCTAGCAGTAAAGCAACGTCCAACCGACGACGCTCACCGCCACTGCTCGCTTGGTAGTCTCCGCCGTACCCGACAATCTTGAGACCTATCGATTGCGAGATGCTCCCGCTCTTGCGCTCCTCGTACGGCTGAAGCTCGACTCTGACCCCGTCAGACAGCCTTGATAGCCATAAGTTTGCCATTGCCTCGATACCACCAAGGCACGCACCTAACACGTTCGCGCGAACACCTTTCAACCCTAGTACCGACTCGCAGGCATCTAGGATCTCCACTTCTACCACCACTTCAGCAAGCGAGGCCTCGCGCGATGTCTTGTTCTCGGATAGTTGTGCGATTATCCGTTCAACCGACGAGATGGTAGACACTGCGCGCTCGCGAGCGGCGAGCATTGATTGCACGTGCTGACGTTTCAGCTCGGCAGCTTGAATCTCGCGTCTGGCATTCATAACCTGCAACTCGAGTAGCTTGTCATCCTCAACCAGAGACTGCACGACAGCTTCTACTTCGGCACTTGCATCCAACGCGTGATCTATCGCAACTTGTAACTCTGCAATCAGCTTGGCTTCTTCATTCATGCGGGTGCGCTTGACATCAGAGGATATCGACTGCCGACATGTCGGGCAAGTCGATTGCAAGAGTAATGTCTGAAACTCCTTGCTCTTGTCGATCTTGGTCTGTGCTACACGGGCATCGGTATCATACTTCTGCCGGTCATGCGATAGTTGAACGATGTGCTGGCGCAATGCCGTCCACTTCTTCTCTAAGTACTCTATCGCCGGTCGTCCTGGTAACGTAGACTCCAACGGAGGCAATGCTTCGAGTGCAATCTGGGCATCCCGAAGGCGACGTTCCTCCCCTTCGAGTTGAATTCGGCCGTTATCAATCTCGCGTTGCTGCGTGTCCTGTTGTCGTTTGAAAGTCTTCTGGTGTTCGCGGCAAGCACTTAGTGCTATATCAAACCGTTCGAGCCCTAGAATGCTCTCAAGAAGCCGTTTGCGTTCCCCGTCGGTGGCTCGGCTGAAATGGGCCGCGTCATGGCTGGAGAAGACACAGCACCGACGCCACACATCCCACGAACCCACAACGGACTCCAATGCCTCTTGGGCCTTAGTCGTAGTCTCGTAGGCAACAGAACCTTTGCCATCGCGCCAATTCAATTGCCCGCTGAGGCTCTTCTTCTTCGACTCTCGAAGGACCTGCACCTCATCCCATGTTGTCACCCGGACAGACGCATTCTTCACATTGAGATTCCAGCCCGACGCACCCCGAAGGGTCTTCCCCCATACCCCTAGCGACACAGCTTCGATAATCGACGACTTCCCAGATCCGTTCGGGCCGGTAACTAGAACGATGCCTTGCTGCGGTAGCTCAATCGTCGTGTCCTTGTGGCACAAGATGCCATTCAATTCCAGCCTTTGCACTTCCACTTGTCATCTCCTACGGAGTCATCACAACAATGTTCCTGAAATCAAGATCTTTGAACCAAGCGAACCAAAGCATCCATTCCGTCCCTTGTGGCAACGGCTGCTTCCAGACCACGTATGCATCGCCGTACTCAACATCATATTCTCCATCGTAATCTCTAAAGTATGATGGTTGGGGCACACGCACAACGAACCGCTGACCTGGTGCGATACCTTCGTGGAGCATCCACTCGTACCATGTCCTATCACACCCAAGGAACCCTTCGAGGCCGCAACAACCATCGTACTCGCAACCGAACCAACGAACGTTCGAAGGGTACACCCCGACCAAAGCTGGAGAATCTTCGAGGCCCCCATCGAACACGATGGACAGGAACACGTAGGGCGGATCCAGATCTTCGGTTCCCATCGGTTATCCTTTCAGATACCCCTGGCACCGCGACAGAACCTCGTTGCGTTGAAACGGTGTCAACGCGAGTTGTTCGACGTACGCAGCGAGGGCATCGTTGAGCGTCTCGGACGCACGGGCGCAAGCTGCCGCACGATGAGAAGCTTCCTTCGCTGCGTCATCCTTCACAACGAATTCGTACACGACAGGTACCACGCCTAACACCTGCCCTCCATGCTGTTCCAGTGTTTCACGTGCAACCTGCAGCTGAGTTGCCTGTACACGGACCTGCACGAACAACCTTGATGCCTCAACCTCTAACGGCTGTAGTTCGTGGAGCCGATCGAACAGATCCTCGGCCCACTCGACAGTCTTGAACCGAGGACCGGGAACACTAACCACATGCAACTGGTCGCCGTCCATAACGTACATGCGACCGCACGTGCTGAACCCAGTTTGGTCCCAGCCGGTCGGCACAAGTGCGCCACACTGCACAATGCTGTCCGGTGCGGACCACGCTTCGGTCTCATGATAGTCGCCGCAAAACATAGCTTTTGCGCCCCGCGACTCTCGCAATTGCCTAGCCTGACCAAGACTAAGCGCTTTGCCTGAATGCAAATACTTGGGCATCCTATCCGTGTATACCCCCCGATGGATTGCAATATACCGAACAGATGCCCCGTTCGGGGCATACGGCATATGCTGTTGCACGTCCCCGCACGTCATGTCTGCCGCCATGTGCGGATAGAACAGAACGTCACAATCGTCTACTCTGGCAATGCAAGGATGCTCGGCTACGAACGCTACCCCAGATAGCGGTGCAAGCGCGTGATCGTAGGGTGCATCCGATGTACGGTCGTGATTCCCTACTAACAAATACACCTTGAGTCCGGCCTGCTCGATAACATTCTGCACAGCTCGGATTATGGCGGGCTCAGGCTTGTCTGTATCGAACAGATCGCCGCACACCACGAACGCCGAACACTTCGCGAGCTTTGCAAGACTCAGTGCATACTTGAACGTGTCGAGTGCCAGCTTGCATCGAGTATTGATCGAGCCGACAGCTTGCTCGCCCATCCTTCGATGATTGCCTATGTGGAGGTCTGATACGAACGCAATAGACATCATCGAACCTCTGGTCTTTCAGCATCCCACCAACTCATGTCCGTACACCCGGAATAGTAGGCTAGATCCTTGAGAGCTACACGCTCGTCCTGAGAGATGTGTGCAAGAATCCACTTGTTACCATCTATAACCCGGCAAACGGCACACACAGCTCGTCGCAGAGTGTCTAATGCGTCTGTGTCACTCACGGCTTCCACCCTTTCGGCGGAGCCCACCCTGCAGCCTTTGCACGCACTGCCCATTCGGGCCACGGTGCATTCGAAATCAGAGCATCATTTGCAGCTTGAAGCGCAAGTTGAGCCTTCTTCTTCGATCCGAAGTAAAATCCGTTAAGTTGAGTCATACCTTCGGCGAAAGGCTTGACAGCTTGATACACAGCCCACGCTTCCCACGTCTCTCTATCTTTTGGTGCGACAGAACTGTCGTACCGCACATCCCCGATGTAGGCGCCAAATCCGTCGTCTGGGATGATCCAACCAATACCGTAGTCTTCGCTGTCATCGATGGCGAGATAACAACCGTCGTCGGTCACATACTTTTTCGTCCTCACGGGAACACCACTGTCCCGCAGACGCATTTCTGTGGACCTAGCCCGACGTCCACATTCGCTCCGCATTGCAGGCACTGCTGCCACAACACGGGATGACATGTTGGGAGTTTCTGGGCATAGCACTCCCCGTGGTACCATCCTTCAGACGTTGCAACAACCTTCTTAGCCCCCAAGACCTGCTTCCCACAGACCGTGCACAGTTGCCCCTTCATGACTAGTCCTCCACAAGCGCTATGCCGTCTTTCAAGTCCACGTGAATACGACGGACGGCCTCGTTGGCTACTTGAACTGCGGACGCGCCGCCATGGTTTGGATTGGATGTCCTAGCCACAGCGACGCAGTACGCAGTCATCCAAACGCGAAGATCGAAGTGCCCGAGGTGCTCAAGTAGTTCCCCGTACGTGTGTACGACCTTCGCGCCCATTGCTTAGTACCCCTTCGGAAAGGTGTCGTTCATGTCGTCTGCTACCGTGCGTTGTGCTGGCTGACGTGGTTGGGGTTGCGCCTGAGGTTGCGCCTGAGGTTGCGCAGGTAGTTGACGTCCAGGTGGAAATGGACCTGGCATCCTACGCGCAGGCTGACGTGGAGCAAACAAGTCCCCACACCGTCGCATAATCTCCTCAGCCGAGTCGATCTTGGCGAACTTGGACAGGTCTGTAGCCTCGGCGATCCAATTGAGATCGCCCAACAACGAAGAACCACGAGGAATCAAAAAGTACTTGGTGTCCTGTTGCCCCGTCCCGACCCGTGTAATGTTAATGTCGAACCCTGTTTCGGGGTCACAGTAATCGCCGTTCTCCGCTGCAATCTTAGAAAGCTGTTCGAAGACAGTCTTCCCGAACGCCAATATGCGCGGACCGAGTTCGGGATTCCGCCGGTCAATGACATTAGCAAACGCACGTGCTCGCGCGAACATCTTTTCGGCTAGCTGGTACTGAATGTCGTTACCCATTGCTTTGAACTCGGAGATCTTCTCACAAATGATGCACCGTTCGCGTGCCATCTGTCGCGCGCATACAACTGAGAAGCCCTTCTCCATCCCATCAGCCTGAATGAAGTGCTGCTTCACTAAGACATAAGGACGGTCCCACCCAACTGGTGGAGGTAAAAACCTAACTACGTTATCGCCCACCGATAGCTTGAGAAAGTCCAGATCCGAAGCAAAGAAACCTTGCTCCTCCTGACTCACCGACGGGTCATACTTCCCATACTGAACTACCCCAGATGCCTGCTGTGCTTGTGTCTTCTGAATTCCTTGTTGTGCCATGTTCGTATTCCTGTTCGTGTTACATGTTTCGTGGTCTAACCTTCGATCCATCCGCCAAACATCAGTCATCTCAACCGTTTCTCGAATCCTACCCCAGGATCCCTCATATGCGCGGCGGCATGTTCGGCACGCAGACTGGGGTCCCCACCCATCTCAGCACGCAACTGCGCGCCTACCGAGATAATCATCTCTTTCTTCGAACGCACAGCATCCACAAATCCGTACAACTTCTTTGTCTGGGATTCGGCTACGATGACGTCTAGGCGTAACCTCTCGAACTCTGGATCCAAAGCGACGGCTGCGTCTACCATTGCTTCGGTTGTTTTCTTACCCCCTACGCCAAGTAGCTCTCGATGTTCTGCATTCAGTCGAGCTAACCCCAGGTCTAAAGATAGCTTTGCGCGCTGCAATCGTTCAAACGCATCGGCGTACTGGGCATTCCAATACGCAAGGTCTCCAGGAATCCGAACGTACTCCTCTTGTAGGGCTAGAGGCTCGATATGTATTGAGTCCCATAGGTATTGCTCAACAGTCATTCCGTTTAGATCTGGCATCGTTCCTCCCTATTCTTCGATCCGCCAAACATATATATTGCATAGATTGCAATACTTTTTGCAACTATTTTTCAAGTTTTCTCAAGCTACCCCATGCTGGTCCAACCTCAACATCGACTACAAGTGGCACTCCCTGAGACGGCCATCCTGTCATGATGTTACGCGCACGCTCGATAGCTTCTTCTAC